AACGGGTGGCGACTTGTTTAAACGCAAATAAAATTTTCAATTATCAATTAATAATTAAATAAAGGATTGCTAATCCTTTTCATTTTGTCGATCAATAAACCAATAATTAAGCCACAATTTAAACGAGCAATTTTAAATACAATCTGGGGTTGCACGGGGGGTTTTTGGGATAGTGAAGAAACCGAGATACCCTTTCATATTTTTTTAACAAAACAAAAGCCCACCTTGATTTTCGACATGCTGGTAATTAGGATGCCCTCTTGGAGTGTGGACTTAAGGTTTACTTTAAGTTTACTTTAGATCTACTTATAAGTGTTACTTATAAGTGTTACTTATAAGTTTAATCTATTACTGTTATCTATATATAACTTAATACTTATAAGTTTAACTTATAAGTTAAACATTAAGTTTAAACATACAGGTGTAGACTACTGCAGTCGATACCCTTACATGTCGACACTTAGGTGTCCATCCATAAATCGCCTTTAGGTTTTCTACCTATGGCATGTTCCATAAACTTCTCAAGTTCCATATTAAGCTGCTTTTCTTTATGACTTTCAACTGCTCTAGTATTATCTACTGCTAATTGTTCAATCCAATAAGCTACAGCTATAGACAATGCGTCTATTCTGTCGTCATTTCTAAGACTACCCCTATCTTTTGTTATTCTAGTTAATTGATAAAATAATTGATAATGAGGGTCTTGAGTGTCGAAATCTTGTCGAATAACTTGTGGGCTTACAATTAATCGATGCTGGTTCATTAAAGGCTCTAACGTATCTATGATACGTAATTCCTTTTGTTTACTATGGTTTACTTCTTCAATGTGAACAGGATGATATTTATTTACAACTGGTTTTAACAATTGAGTAAACATTCCATCTCCAAAGTTACTTTCAACTACAATTGCATTTACTTTAGCATCTCTAGCTAAGGTGGCAATTTTGGTCAGGTTACTTTCGGAGTACCCACCTTGTAGTCCGACACAAAGTTGAACATACAAGTTACCGTGAAGTTGTTTTACAATACAGACTCCGAGTTCATCACTTCCTCGACCACTAGGGTCAATAGCCATTACTGAACCTTGATACGCTGTAAATTCATTTGAAACAAACATAGGTTTATGAAACCTATCTCCCGTGAAACCAACACTTGGTAAATCTTCACAGATATATTCTGGGGATCCTGCCCAGGCTAATTGAACGGGTGCAATATTGTTGTCGATATCCATAATAACTAAATCAGATAATTTTAATGGAAATCTTTCTTTGTCAGACAAAGTAGTGTCCAACATAAATTGTAAAGCAAACCCTGAACGTCCATAAGACGCTTCTCGTTCTTTTAAATCTAAATCAGTAAATCTTAAAGGATCTATAGGTTGTCCATCTTCTAAATTTTGATCAACAATAAATGGTGCTAATTTATTTCCATACTTAGCAACCCTGTCTCTTAATGGCTGCCGAGCTGTCCATATTCTAGTTTCATATCCTCTACTTGGAAGATCATTATACAAAGACATATCTGATTGTGGAGTTCCTAAAAATATAATTTTACCATTAGGAGATAACACCGCTTCAAATTCTTTTACGTTATCAGATAACTTATCTCTCATTCCTTGTGTTAAAGAATTATTTAAACTTTCACAATCATCTGAAATAATAAAATTAGCACGTGAACCTGTAAGTTGGCCCGTAATTCCTACTGACTTAACACTCGGTGAGTGAGACGCAGTAGCTGGCGCAACATCAAAACTTACATTTGATCCACGCTGGTCATTACGGGGAGCGAGATGTTGTAATATGTCCATCTCTAAAATTAGACGTTTTGTAAATGTCGAGAAATCATCGGCTCTGTTTTTAGATGCCGACACAACGAGGAATTTTAGGTTTGGATCTTTTAAAAGGTTCCAACATACAAATGCAGAACAAATCCAAGATTTACCTACACCTCTAAAAGCCTGTATTACAGAACGTCTAGGGGAGTTTTGTAGATAATTTGCTATATCATACTGTACGGGTGTTGGATTAGGTAATTTTAGGTGTTTCCAAGCTAAATACAGGAAATTCCTAAAATCGTCCTTAACTTCTTTCAAAATGCCCTCTCAGGTTGATTTAAACGCACGTATATACGTGATTTTAGTTAAATTGATCTTCCCCTATTATCTCCTTTAAATCGCTTAATTTAAAGGGTAATTCTTCGGCTAATTTCGATACTGTTCTATTTTCAGTACCAATACAGTCTATGTTGTTGTCTTTTAAGAACTGCCTAGCTACGTTTAGATCAGATGCCTTAACTTCTGGGTCTCTAAGTTTATCCAACAATTTCTGTGCCAACAGTTCGTGTAGATTTTCTAATTTATTTTTTGTTTCTGACATTTACATTCCTTTAATAATAAACAACCATAAGCCGTTTTATAAATACACATTATTTTTTTAGTTTCTTTTTAAACTTATTACTTTTAGTAATTACTTTTTTGAACCTAACAATTCTTTTTAAAACCATAATTATTTTTTAGTAAATGCGTCAATAGAAGGTTTTAATCCGTAGATTGCACCAAATATTCCAACTATTAACCATTGATACCAAGAAGGAAATTTACCAAAGTAATCAAAGAACAAATCTAATTTAGCTTTAATATTAATATCATCACTAATAACTGCATAAGATAAAACAAGAATAGGAATACAAACAACGATTAAAACAAATTCATCTTTCCATGATTTGTCTTGTTGATCATATACATCTCTTTGATACTCAATCTCACCACGTGCCATACGTTCATAGTGTCGTTTCTCTGCTTCAGATTCTAAAAGTTCTGATTGTTTATGATTTTTATAAATCTCAGCACCAGTTTTAAAAACTGTCGGTATTATATTCCACCACATATTAATTTTTATATTGAACTCTTAATTTTCCTCTGTTTAATTTTGCTGAAACAACTCTTAAATTGTCTGGGCTATTATCTTGAGGGTTACTATTTTTATGATCTACGTCTTTGCCGTCACCTTTATGAACTCTTCCTTCTGCCATCAACTTTCGTCTTGCTCTGTTTCTAGCTGCTCTGTCTAATTTTTGAGAAGCAGAAGCTTGATATTTTTTATATTCTTCTTTGTAATTTCTAGTTTCCATGGTTTCCTAATAAATATTGCCAAATTGTAAATATTGTTCCTAACAGAGCGGCGATCCCCGCAAGGACTTTCAAGCCACCTTTTGACATGGCTATTTCTTCTTTTAAGGTTTGTACTTCTGCGTTATTACGATTAACGTCTTTATGAAGTTCATGAATTTTATTATTTAAATCTTTTAAATATTGGATTAATAAAGCGTCTCTTTTAAGTTGTTGTAATTCAACTGTTTTTTTAATATTTTTAATTTTTTTCATTTATATAGAAAGTCGGCTGCATCTAAACAAGTAGCAACCGACCTCCCAAATTTTTTAACTAATCTTCGTCAGATTCTTCAAAATCAGTATCTTCAAATTCATCAGAGTCATCCCATGAATTTTCGCTATCATCATCATTTTCAAACTCTTCATTTTCGTTTTCTGATACTTTATCTTGAATAGCTGCAAGTTGATCTTGCACTTCTTCTAGCATTTCAGAAACAGTTTTCTCAGCTTTTTTCTTTGCCATTACTCGTGTCGCCTTTTGTTAGTTGTTAGTTTTACTTTTTGTTATTTTGAAAAAACGCTTCAACTGATTTAGACCAGTCCTTAAAAGCGTCCGCCCAAAATTTCTGAATCTGTCCAGCATAACTTTCAGTTGCTTTTTTAGCATCTTCGTATGAGGGGATTTCGAACTTAGGTGTGAACATATCATCTCCTTGTTGTTTGTTTAAAAATTTAACTTCTTCAAAAGTGTACGGTGTCATTTATTTAGGTTTAATATTATAACAAATATAAATTGTTAAAATTAAACTTACATAAATTGCTATTTCTATAGTTGTAAAAATCATTTAGTTAATTGTTTAAGTTTTTCTTTTAGCTTTGTTACGTTCTCTGCACACTTGCAGGTAACTTGTTTACCGCAGGTACATGGTTTGCATTTACATTCTTTATGTTTCATAATTTATTTAAATTGGTTGTAATCTTTGTATCTAAAATTTAGAGCAAGACTTATTCTCGTCTCATCAGACATATTTGGTTCAACTGAATGAACAACATAAGCAGGAAATATAATTAAATCCCCAACTTTTGGTTTTATTCTATAATAACTTCTTCCATCTACTAAATAATTTTGTGTATTTATTTCATAAGAGGGTAAAAAATTTGTCATACCTCTTGGGTCGTGCAATAATAAATCACCACATTTATTGAAAGTTTTTAAATAATATACTGCAACAACATTATTACCTGAATGTTCATGAGGTGTATTAAAACCATATTTATCTGTAAATGAAACCCAACTTTTAACTAATTCTATTTCAATTTTTTTATTAGTAATTTCTTTTAAATATAATTTAATTTCATCAGTAAATATTTTTGCTAATTGGTCTGCTTCATCTTTAGGTAATCCATCATTAAAATTTTTTTTAAATCCTAAAGACATACCCTCACCTATTTTCTTATTTAATTCTTGAAAATTAGGTATTGAAATAATCTTAACTGGTGTATTAAATAAATTAATCATATAACTTTAAACTGACTAAAGTCTTTATATTGAAAATTTAAAGCAAGACTTGTTCTTGTTTCTTCTGATAAATTTGGCTCGACACTATGAACTACATAAGCTGGGAAAAGAATTAAATCCCCAACTTTTGGTTTTATTCTAAAATAACATCTACCACCAACTGTTTCACATTTTGAATCTGTGTCGTAATACTGGTTAAAACTTACACTTCCTCTAGGGTCTAATAATAATAAATCTCCAGCTTTATCGTTTGTCTTTAGATAATAAACACCAACAATAAAATTTAAAGGGTGTCCATGTGGTGTGTTCCAATTATTTTTGTTGTGATGACTAAACCAACTTTTTGCAATAGATAAATCTAAAGTTTGACCAACAGTTTCTTTACAAAAAAGTTCAGCTTCTTTTATAAATAAATCCTTTGTTCTAATATTTTCTTCTTCATTAAGATTTTCATAAAAGTTTTTATTAAATCCTTTATGTATTGAATTACCCAAAATTTTATTAATTTCCTCATAATTAGGAAAAGACAATGTCTTAACTGGTGTCTGAAATAAATTTTGTATAGACATATTAATAATTCATTATTTCTTCTGGTTTTTTCATTAACTTATCTATGAAGTCTTGAGATATGATTTCAATTTTGTCGTGCATATTATCTCGTCTAGGAGTTCCTTCTATGAAACGTAAAATTCCACCAGTAAGTCTGTATAAAGCCGCACCGAGCATTGCTACGTTATAATTATAAGAAACATCACATGCTTTAGTCCAATATTCATTCTCTAAAAACAAACACGCACCTTTACATAATTGAACTACTGGACATCTTACGCACTCACTTCTAGTTCTGAAGTGATGAACTAAAGTCATCTCAATAGCTTTAATATCTTTGTAAGTTCCTGTGTTGTGGTTTGGAAGATTCGCATTGACATTCTGGCAAGTCATTGTGTTGCCTTTTAAATCTACTGCAAGAATATTTGGATTATCCATTCCGCACTTTTGACCAAATACTGTAAATGGTCTGCGTGTGCTTATAGAATTAAAGAAGTCATCTAATTTATCAAATACTGTAGATACACCTAATGTTTTACCAAAAGCCGCTTCTTCAAATAAAACTTCTTTCATTTCCTTTTGTTCTTCAGGTAATGTTGGCGATAACATCATTCCACCAGCATCATAAGGAAGCATTATTTCCTCTGTTGTTAGTGGGATATTAAATGGTTCTAATCCCATTTTTTCTGCGATGTATTCTCTAACTTTATGTAATGAGTAATTTTTAACTGTAAGAACGCAGTTGAAACCTATTCTGCCTTTTGGAAATAGTTTATTATAAGCATATTTAACTGCTTCTAAAGTTTTAGGTACAGTAAGTATATCTTCTCCTCTTTGGTCTCTATAAACAGCACCATCGTGAGATATACCTAGTTGAAAATCTAAACTGTCTAACCAATCAACAATCTCAGGAGTGAGCATTGATGCGTTAGTGATAATATTAAATTCTGCTTTAGGAAATTTCTTTCTTAAACCCTCAGCTAATACTTTTAAAACTTTTATATAAACTAATGGTTCTCCACCCCAAAATTCCCAACGAGTTTTATTGCCATCTCCTTTAAACCAAGTATCTAGTTCATCTAAAAACTTTTGTGCTTCAGCAGGATTTCCTTGAAATGAATTAGGTACAAATTGAGCTTGGTTACAATAACTGCAAGAGTAATTACATTTTAAACCCATCTGAATTTTTACATTATTTGGCTTATCAGATTTTTTTGCAGGGTTACTTGGCGAGTTAGGAATCCACTCGTGAAAGTGTCCTTTAGTATAATCCATGTTTATACTCTCTAACGATACAGCTATTCCATTCTCTGTAAGTTCAGAGGTATGTGGTTTGTACATTAAGTATCTCCAACCTTTTGGATATTGAAGATGTAATTTGTATTCTGGTGGATTACTTGTATCGTAAACTTTAATTATCTCTGGTTCTTTTTTCTTCCAAGAAGCAAAGTTATACTCTTGTGAGCTACTCATATATGCTTTTAGTTAGGGGTTAGTTAAAACTTAATAAGTTTTGTTTTGCTAAATCGTATGGGTGTGTTTTCCCATAATGATGATTTAACGAATATGAATTATCCGTTATGTCGTAATTTAACCAAGTAGCTAAACCAATAATTAAATTAGTTCTTTGAAAATTACAGCTTCCTTCATTATATGCTCTGTGTAATTTGTCAGTATTAACTACTAAATTATCTCCCCCTTGTGTGCGTATAACTTTCTTATCTTTATATTCTAAACCAAAATTTCCGTTATTAGATAATGAAATATTTATTCTTAATACTTCAAATGGGCAGTCATCAGTATGCCAACCACCACTATTTGTTTTTGTTGGATTTACTAATAACCCATTTATAGTTCTTGCAGTAACTCTAATAACTGGAAAATTAAAACTATTTAATAATTTATAAAGATTTGGTTTTGTCTTAACTTCTGGTAATAAAGTATTGAATGAAAGACTATCTAAGTAATCATCTTTTAAATGATTATTCTTATCGTTCATCACAGCTTCATAATAATCGTGTGAACTATAAACTTTATATCTATGGTGTCCAAAAGAACCCCTTTTCCACAAATCTTTAGAATTATTGGGATTATAAGTAAGACTTAAACCATATAATTGAATACTATCCTGTGATTGCCAATTAATAGCACCAACAGTTTTATATAAACTTATTAATTCTTCTAAAACTTTATCAGCATCAAATTTAAGATTAATTCTTAAATCTAAATCTTCATCTTTATCTCTTTTAAGAGAATTAACAGCTTGTTTCCAATCTGTTTTAGACTTTATGTAATTATAAAATGTCTGATTATTTGGTACGTCTTTATGCCTGAACATTTGCTGAAACAATGTTAGAAACATATTTAAAGCCAAATTCAGCTTTCATACTTTCTCCCTGTTCCAGTCCGTAAGGTAATACTTTAAATTCAGCAATGCCATTAGCATCAGTATAAACTTCTCTATTAGCAATATAACCACTTGCTGATTTAGCAAATATTCTAACATCTTCTTTAGAAACATTGTTGCCATTAAGAGTAAGTTGAACTTTAATTTTAGTCCAATCTCCAGCAGTAGAAGTATTAACTACTTTTAATCTTGGTGAATTAGCATAATAAAATTCTTTAAATGCTTCTTCAGTATTTTCTACTTCAACGGCATTTGGAACTAACTCTAATAGTTTAGAAACATCTTCTTCTTTGATGTTTAATCTAATTGCATACTCATCATCAGAACTATCTTTAAATGGTATGTAAATTTGACCAACTATTTTACTAGATTTATATTTAATAAATTCCATACCACCCATTTTAGTAGGGTTTGTTTCAACCATTTTAAATATTGGTAAATTAATATTACCATTACTATCTAAAGTTATATAAATATTATTACCTTCTGAAATTAATCTTGAAGGTGATTGTAAATATTTTTTAACTTCATTTGAAGATAGTCCAATACTAGAAGTATCAGAACTTTCATTGTTCCACTTTGCAAATACAGTTCCATTATCATTAATAAAATTAATGTCTTTGGAATTATTAACTATTGTGTATGTAATTTTCATTGTTTATCCTAATTATCCGTTTCCACAATCACACGCACACTGACAAGCACACGCACAATTACAGTTGCAGTTTGTTCTACAGTTGAAACTTCCACAATTACAGTTTTGAACTGTTCTTGATTGATATGTTCCGCCTAATTCATCAGTTGATGTCCAACCGCTAAATATATTATCAACACTTACTGCTTGGAATGAAGATGAATAACCCCCAGCACCATCGTAAGCACCATTGTTTACACAATTTGAAGTTGGTATTCCTGAAAATCCCCAACCACTCCACTCCCACCAATTTCCGTTTCGTGGTTTTTTTAAATTAATCGCTTGGTTTACTACTGTGCCAGAAGCATTTTCGTAAGTTCCTGTAGTATTATATACTGCATCTACGTCTAATGCGTTTGAAGCACCTGCCGCAATACCAGCAGATAGATAACCAGCATAAGGTGTTGCTGTATTAATTATTGTTGCACTTGTAGTTGCTCTATCTAAAGCATCAATAGGAGTTCCATCAGCTTTAACCATACCTAAACTACGAGCATCGCCACCAGCATTAGGTACAACTAAATTGCCAGAACCATCTATAATCTTTGATAGATTTCTTGCTTTTGTCATTTATTTATTTTCCTTGTTGTTATTGTTATTTAAACTTTACAAACTCAACGATGTCTCCAGCGACACATGCTTCACTTAAGATGACACTTGTGCCGTTGGTAGCTGTAAAATCTTGTACGTTAATTAATTTAATACCATTCACAAAACATTGAATATAAAGTGGAGTGTAAGCGGTACTAAATGTTGTTTGACCAGCAGTTGCGGTAAAGTAAGTTTCATTAAAAATTACATCAACACCCAACTGTAATGTCTCTGCACCACCACCACCTAAAACTGTTTTTGTTAGTGAACCAGAAACTACTATTTTTGTATTTAATCTTCCTGAAGTTGTGTCTGTTGCTGAAACAGAAACAGAACCACCACCTGCCGCCGCCGCCGCCGCAGAAGCACTAGCCGCCGCCGCAGTTGCAGAAGTAGCACTATTTGAAGCAGAAGTTGCTGAAGCACTTGCAGAAGCCGCACTATTCGTTGCTTGAGTAGTTGCTATTACTGCCTGTGCTGTAGAAGTTGATGCTTGAGTTGTTGCTATTACCGCTTGTGCTGTAGAAATTCCTGCTTGAGTAGTTGCAGTTACAGCTTGAGCAGTTGAAATTCCAGCTTGAGTTGTTGCTGTTGTAGCTGAATTTCCTGCTGTAGTAACGTAACCTTGTAATATTGCTTCCTCTGTAATTGATATTTTTGCAATTACTTCTATGTATAATAAGTCTCCAGTATTAGCCGCTTCTGTTAATGTAACAGTATTTCCGCCTGTTAAAGTATAATCTTGACCTAAAACAATTCTAATTCCATTTAAGAATACAAAACAGTTTGCTTGAGCAGTAAAGGATAAAGTGTTTCCACTTGCGGCTACACCAGTAAATACTGTCTGACCATTAGTTGCTGTATATCTGTAAACATTAATTAAAGCAGAAACGTAATCTGAAGCAGTTTGCCAACCACTTGAAGTATAAATTAATAATTTTTGTAATGTACTGTCAAACCACAAGTCCCCTATATCTAAAGATGTAGTTGGTTGTGTAGGTGATACTCTATAACGTGCTACGAAATCATTTACTGAATTTATATTAGCACCAGCTATATTTACGTTTGCAATACTGCCAGATACTAAATTTATATTTGCACTATTAGCAAATACAGAATTAATATTTGATGAATTACTAGCTACAGCATTAACATTTGAAATATAAGTACCAACCTGATTAACATTCGCAATATTATTTGCTACAACATCAATCTCTGAAGTTGCTTCGTTTAAATCATCTGCCGCAGTCTCAATTTCACTAATCGCTTCTGCTAAATCATTGGCAACGGCAACTACTTTAACAATATCATTGGCAACAGTTGTGACTGCACCAATATTAGTTGCTACTGTATTAATATTTGTTGAATTAGAAACTGCCGCATTAATATTAGTTGCATTGCTTACTGCTGAATTAATATTAGTTGCATTACTTACTGCTGAATTAATATTTGCAGAATTTGAAGCTACACTATTAACATTTCCAATATTAGTAGCGACTGTTGCAACAGAAGCTATATTTGTATTTACAGTATTAATTGCTGGTAAATTTGCAGTTATAAATGCTTTATTAACAGCATCATTGTCATTTACTGGTGATGCTAAGTTTTTAATTATTCTAGATGTTGCATCCCACTTGTTATCTCCGTCAAGAGCCATAACACCAGCTGTGGCATCAATAGCTTCTTGGGACATGTAAAACATTTGATTACTGTCTTGATCTAGTATCGCTTCAGTAATTGTAGAACCGTCTTGATAATCTACTAATCTATTTGTTTGACTTGAATTTCTTTTAAAATTTATAGGAACACCGTTTCCTGGCGCTGTTGTAAATTGTATTGTTGATGATGTAGGAAAAGTGTAATCAACACCTAAAGTTTTTAATACGTTGTTTAATCGCACTTCTACGTGAGACTGAACAATGTAAGGAAACGTTAGGCTGTAAGTAGTCTGTGATCCATTTCCTGTATAATTATTAATTGCAAATGACATTATTTTTTATTTATTTATTGTTGTAATTATCTTCCGCCTGTTTCAGGCAACCCTGATCTTCCTATTAAAAAGTTCATTAAATTTTGGTAACCAAAGAAAGTTTTAAACATAGGCAACCCTGCTATTCTTTTTGCATCGACTTGAGAAAAATCATAATCATCTCTTCCCAATGCTTTTAATATAGAACCTCCAGCTGTTAATAAATCTGAACCAAAGTTATAAGTTGGATTTCCTGTAATTAAATTAACTTCTAATCCACTTGTTCTAGTATTAAATCTCCAATCAGGGGCTGTAGCCTGTAAAAGTAAATCTACATAAGAGGGTAGTGCTGATGAAAACCCTGCTCTTTGAAAAGCGGCCATGCCAACTTTTCTCCAAAATTTATCTTCACTATCACCAAATCTTTTATCAAAATATTTTTGTTTTTGTTCTGCAGACATACCTACAGCATTTAAATTTGTATGTGCTACGTATGTAATTCCAGCCATCATTGTACTTAAACCGAATATGGAAAATGTTTTAAAATCTCCCATTTGAACGTTGTAATTTAATTGTTTGTTCCAAGCGACCATCATGAATGATCTAAATTGACCTAAAGTTTTTCCTAAAGCATTGTCAGAAAAGAAACGATTACTGTCTCCGATAAAATTGTATTGAACAGCTCTTTTAATATGTCTGTCTGCTGCAATTGAAAAGAAATTTAATAATCCTTTGTCTTGAAAATTAGCCCAATTAAAACTTTTAACTTTGTAACCACCGTAAGCAGCCTTTTCAACAGTTACTGAAGGTGATGTAAATTCTCTAGCTAAAGCTAACATTTGGTTATCGTCAAGACCTAAAACTTTATATCTGTTTAGATCTGCCTTACCTAAAACACTTAAATCAAAATTAGCATTTTTTACTTTAAACATATCAGACGCAAACTTGTCTACATAAAGTTTTAACGCCATTTTTCTTAAAGTTGTATCAATAGGAATTTGTAAAGAAACAAGAGCAGTTAATTTTTCTCCAACTTTTCTAAATGCTCCTCCTGCTGAAACATGGGTTAACGCAGTGTTTCCATCTAACATTTCTTGACCACCACTCATGTTCCAAGCCCACTCATCTCCGTTGCTTGATAAAACTGAAAGATCTTTATTTAAAGCAATATTATTTCTATTTTTAATACGAGCTTCTCGAAATATTGTTCCTAATTCAGGAATATTATTTGCAAATGTTTTTAAACCATTTGTAGCAACCGCAGCTCCTAAATCAGGTAATGAACTTAATCCAACTTGTCCTAAAACTCGCATAAAGTTAAAGGCTCTTAAATTTCTTAAAGCTTCAGACCACCCATTAGATAAATCTTCTTCTCCAGATCTACCCATAAGATGTTCATAAATACTGTCTAAAGTTTTCTTTTCTTCGTTTGCTTTAGTTTTGGCAAGCCATCCTTTAATTCCAACTTGTGGCTTGCTTCTTAAATCTAAATCTATATCTGAATTTAGTTGATCTCTAAGTCTTATCCAATCATTTTTACTTTTAAGGTTTAAAACTTTTGCTAAACCAATATTGCCTGACATTTCGTTAATGTATCTATTCCATAAAATGTCAACGTTTTTATTTAATAAATCGTCTAATCTTAAAGTAACTCCATCAATTACTGTTTCATAATTTGAATTTAATTTAATTCTTTCTTCTAATCTTCCTGAAGTGACAAAATCTAAAGAAGATCCTAAATCACTAACTAATTTTTCTCTAGCAACAGAACTGATTTCTGGAAATTCTCTTTCTAAATAAACTCTAAGGTCACTTACATCTTTAATTTTTAAAAGTTGAGCAAGATCAAATCCTTTTCCACCTTTGTAGCTATGCTCTAAAAATTTAACAATAGCTTCAGCCATTACTGTAGCACGTTCTGGAGTTATGTCCGCTATAACTTCTTTTTCACCCTTAGCTATAAAATCTTTTTCTAATTTAACTTGAGACTCTTTAACTTCAGTGTCTAATTTTTTAATCTGTTCTTGTAATGTTTTAATATTTTCTTTTCTGTAGACTTGGCGATCTACAACAATGTCACCATTTATATCTACTACAAGATTCTCTTTTTCTTTTTTTAAAAATTCTTTTTCAAGTTTTAATTTTTCTTTAAGAGTTTTAATTTCTTCTAACTTAACAACTTGATTAACTTTATTTAACTCAACAAAATTTGGTTTAACATCTTTTTGACCTATTAAAGTTGCTAGGTCGCTTTGTTTAGCTAAATAAGGTTGCTTACTTAAAATTGCACCTTTAATTAATTGTATTATTCCTTCTCGTCCTATAATTTTACCACTAGCACCTACTCTATTGGATGAAGCTATATAATTTTCAAATGCCCAAATTTGAGGCACATACCATTTTACTTGTTCTGAAATTTCTTTTCCGTCAGCACCTTTACTTTTAATTTCTGTTACAATTTTTTCAGATCCTTCAATTCCAGCAGCCTTTACTTGATTGCCTGTATAATTAAATCCTTTAGCGTAAGCTTCTGCTGCACGTCTTATATGAGGGTCTTGTAATAATAATTTATCTGCTTCATTTTTATTTGATGGGTTAAGAGCATTTATTGCTTTAAACACTTTATGAGAAAATATTGCTCTAGCATTAAAATCAAACAATTGACCTGCTTTACCTTTTCCAATTTTACTGCCGTTTACTTTTACCCATTCTGTGAACGCATTATTAACTTCAGGTGCTACAAGTCTTTGTGCTGTATTTAAAACTAAAACTTTTTCAGTTTCTGCAGTTCGAGGAGATGGAACTACTCTATCGCTTGGTTTTCCTTTTCCTTTTGTAATAAAAAATGTAGGATTTTCTACAAGTCTAGCACCTACTGATCTAACGTTAGCTACATTACTTCCATCTAAAGATGCGTGTCTAGTAGCTGGTATTAATCCTAAAGTAAGCCAATTTCTCCATCCTTTACCTGCACTTTCAATATTATCTATTTTATCTGGGGAAAAATAAGTATCATTAAATGTTTTTATAAATTCAGCGTCATCTTTATAAGATGGTATTTCTCTTTCTCCATTTGGAGTTTTTTTAAATTTTGCAGTTTTTAAAGTGTCATCAAAAGCTTCTTGGGCTATTTTTTGTAATTTACCATGTAATAAGCTTGTGATCCCACCTCCAAGAGTACCCCCTAAAGTTGCTGCTATAAGTACATCATTGACATTTAATGAAGGAGACTCTGCTGCTAAAGGTATTGTGTAAAGGCCTTGTTCGGCTCCTATTATTAATCCACCTCTTTTAAAAGCTTGAACCCTAGTTAAGCCAGGAACCAACGCATTTACTCTTACTAATTTTGAAGTAATTCCTATTCCCGTTCCTAAAGTGACTGGATCTAACATCCATGATGCTAAATCAATAAATAATCCTTTATAGCCTAAACTATTTAAGATTGCGACATTGTCTTGTTCTTGCACAACTCTTTTAGCTAAAGATGTAGCGTGCTCCTCACTTACTGCACCAATAAAATAATCTTTAAATTGATCTTGAATATTATAATCTGAATATAATTTCTCAAAAAAATCTTTATTATTTTTCATTGAGAAATTTTCTGTTGGCTCAAAACTTTCAGCAACCATTGTTCTATATAACATTGGTAAAAAATGATTTTTCTGAACTGCAGCTCCTATGGCTTCAAGAGTTCCTATATTTCTAGGATTATTTATATTGTAAGATTGATTTTGGTATGTTTTAAATAACTGATCTAAAAATAACTCTCCGCCTTTTTCTTCTTGTTTTCCCCAAAGATCTACAAATTCATAGTTTGGTATTTTTTTTTTAATTTCGGTGCTTAAATAATCTGCTTCTCTATTTCTACGAGATGGAAACTCATCTTGAAAATTTCTTAATTCTGATACCAACCCACCGTAATTTTCTTGAGTTAAATAATTCCAAAAATTAGGTGTTTTATTTTTTAAATCTACTCCATATTGATAACCAACTGAAGCAGCAACAGTTTGGACAGAGTCATCTAAATTATTAAAATCTTTGCCTGTATTAGAATTGTAGTAATTTGTAAATTCATTAGTAAATAATATTTTATTAGCGTTATTTATTTCTTCAATTTGAGATTTTTCAAGAATTAAATTTCCAGCAACATCTCTGGCTGCTTGACCTTGTAAACCTAAATAAGGACGTAAAGTGTTTATTAAATCAGGTGATAAATTTAATTTATCTCTTAAAGTTTCTTCTGTTTTACTTCCTAAATCAAAACCTCCAGGAATAGTGACCCCAGATAAATCATTTGTAGTTTTAGGAACGTATGCTGGTGTTATTTTAGTGCCTTCTTGTTCTTGAATAAAGTTCCAGTTTATCATTTAAAATATTGAGTTAGAGTAAGGATTATTTCCCATAAGTTTCATCCAATTATCGATTGCTTTATTTTTTTGCCTTAATAATTCATCTGCTTCATTTCTTTTTTTCTGATCTTCTAAAGATTTATTACGCATGTCAGTAGTTACACGACTTTTTAAGACGCTTAATGGAATTTGAAGTATTACTTCTTGGTGTTTATAATCTTGCGTAACAATTTTATTTCCTTTTTCATCTGTTGCTGGAATTTTCATTCCTTTATCATCTAAAAAATATTTTTTAACTGTAACTGGCATTTCAGTTCCTAATTGGCTAACAATTGTAAAATAAGCATAACCACCTTCAGAATTTATAGAAAAATTGTAATTACCTTTATTAGCTAAAGCTTTAATTCCGCCTATATTTGTTTCAGCGGTATCTGAAACTAATGGACTGACTACATCTGAATCTATTCTTTCAGACAAAATTTTATAAGCAGTGTCTGCATACATTTCATATTCGGTTTTATCTATTCCTAAATCAATTACTTTTGAATTAGGGATCCATTTACCAACACTGTCTTGAAAATAATTTTTTGTTAAATAATCTTTAGTAACTTTGTTAACATCTGTAACTCCTGCATTTCTATTATATTGAGCAATTGTATAAACTAAATCTTGGTTTGCAGGTAAATTAGCCCCTGGAATATTATTTGATATTTGTTTTCTTTCTGTTTCAGTTAAATTTACAAAGTTTTGATTTTTTTCAAGTGAAGCTAAAACGTTAAATATTTTAGATGTAGGTTCTCCATTTCTCATCATTTCAAGGCCCATGTTCCATTTTAAAGAATTTTTTTGATTGTCTTTAAAGTAAGTAGCCAACGCTCCAGAGTCTGAAAGTTCTTTAACTATTGCTAAACTTAATTTATTATCTGCGGTATCTCCGCCTTGACCTAAAGGTCTATTAATTAAATCAGAAATAAAAGGAATAGGTCTGTTACCAGCTATGTAAGGTTTATGAGCTGCTACAACACCTATAACAGCATCGTGATAATTTAAATTACCTTTAACTGTAGCTTGTTTAACAGCGTTTTCAAAATAAGCATCTGCTAATTTATTATATTGAGTGTTATCAAAATTTGCAGTTTTAAAACTTCTAAAATTATTTCCAAATATTGCAAGATCATTTACATCATTAATTCTTTTTAAAATTGCTGTGTATTGCCCTCTTAATTCTTGTTTATCTACAATAGCAGGAGTGCCGTCTGGTCTGTTACTTGTTATATATCTTCCAAAAAATTGAGCATAAACACCGCCTTCGTTTAGGTGGGCTTCTGCAGCTGACATTATCATTGAGTCAAAATCAGTTTTATCAATAGCTACATTTCTATTTTTTTTAATATCTTCAAGACTATCTAAAAAGAATTTATAAGAATTTTCAGAAAAGAATTTTAGTTTTCTTTCATTATATGTATTATCATTTTCAGTTATTGGGTTTGCATCAAACCAAGCTGCTGCTAATTTATCTTCAATTTTATCTGGAAGATCTCTAATTTCTTTAACTGTATAAGCAGTTATTGTTTTTTTAATTACATCGTTTTGATGTTCAAATTCATTAGCTAAAATTGTTTTTTTATAAACTGCACTTGCTTCAGCAAAACTTTTATTCCAAAAAGGATCATTTTCTTTACCTTGTAAATATTGTTGAGATCTTTGTGCGTAATCTTTTTCCCAATTATAGTTAGGATCTACTCTGTCTCTTGTATAGTTTTCTAGAAAGTTTAAATGAAATTGATCTGCTGAGTCTTTAGATATTTGACTATACATTCCGTGTCTAACCCATCCATTATAAACATCTGGAAAACCTTTTTCATGAGCGGACATAGCTTCTTCTCTTGTCATGCTATTAATTTTATTAGCACCAGTAATCATGTCCTCTTTAGCTTGTTTTTCTACTGCGTTACCTGCAAGAGTGTTTACAGCTGGTTGTATATTTTTAAATACGTCAGCAAGTTCTTGAAATTGACTTTTTCCTTTAGGTTCAGACGGAAGTGCTACGGAAACTCCTGTAACAGCGGATGGAGACGTTAATGAAACATCTATTCCTAAATTAGTATCTATTTTTTTAGCCATTATGATAAATCAATATTTCCAGGGTTAAAAAAGTTATTAATTTTAGTATTCATTTGAGAGACTTTAGAGTCTGGCCCTGAAGCACTGTAAGCAAATGCTGCTGAACTAAGTGCTGCACTACCATAATAAGACATCGCATTAGGTTTATACGCTCTAGGTAAAGCAAGTATTTGATTAGATATTTTTCTGTTTTCAGCGTTTCTTAAAGAGTCATTATTTTGAATAGTTGAAATGTAATTAAGATCAATAGTGTTATATACATTTGCCTCCTGTCGATCTATTTCTCCAAGAAGTAAATCTACAGAATTACCACCAATTCCTTTTTCTCCAAATCCAACTTTAGCTGTAGCTTCTTTTTGTTTAGCTGCAGTTTGTACTTGAAGCTTTTTAAGAGCAAGTGCTTGAACATCATTTTCTCTTTTATTAATTAAACCAGTATCGGAATATATAGCCTCATTCCGCATCGTTGTAGCTGTACTTGCTGCAGTTTGATTTGTGTAATCTGCTGAAGCTTTAGCTGATTTGTAATCTGCGTCTGCTTTTAAAAAATTAAATGCTGCATAAGCAACTTCTATTGGGCCACACATATTTTAATTATAAGTTTCCTCTCTTGTTTTTAAAAATCCGTAAAATTTAATTTTATTTATTTGTTTTTCGTGAATTAAATTAAATCCACAATATTTAATCCATTGAAGATGGACATTGTTTCTGCTGTCTATATAGTTAAAAAGTATTGGAAATTTAAATAACATTTCCTCAACTCTTTGCTTACATCCTTTAATAAATGATTTTTTAATTTTATATAATTCGTTTGTGCATAATAAATAAGGACAAGCTGCCATTTTATTATCTGCTGATTTAACAAGTCCGTAAACACCTGCGACTTTATCATTTACTAAAAATGTTTTTGAATATTCAGATTTTTTCCAACCTGTTAAAATTGGATATAAAATATCATCTGAATTTGATATTGTTTTAACTTCTTCGTAATCTGGTTTTCTTATATTTTTTACAAGTTCATAAATATCTTGTTCTACAGTAACTCTTTCAGTTGCAATTCTTGTAGTCATTAAACTGACAATCTGCCTGAAATAGTTGAATATAAACCCTGCCATTCTGTAGATAAAAAATTACAAGGTAAGTAACTTTCACTTTCAATCTCAATTTCTATATCAGTATTTCTACATTGAACTGGAACTTTAAATTCTCCACTTTCTAAAATAGGCTGACCTAAAATAAATGCAGCAGAACCTAATATCTGTCCTGTAAAAGGATATATTGAAGCTGTTCTTGCACGAGGAGTTAAAATAACTTTAAAAAATCCAGTATCAGCATATATTAAATTTAATTTTTTAAGCTGCAACCTGCCTGTGCTAATTGTAGATGTGTTTCCTGTTGCTTTTTGTTCTCTCATATAAATAGTAGAAAATTTAAATTTAAATCTATAATTTAATCCTACATAAGCTGCTGCTGTTGAATAATTTCCAGTTGCTGTCAATGTAGTAGATGTTGAATTTAATACAGTTATATTTCTACCTCTCATTTGAGTATTCCAAGAACCACCTAAAATAATTGATCGAGTTTGTGTAGCTGGGTATGGAAGTGTCCATGTAGTAGTGTTAGCACCTGAATTATAAACTCCTGTTACTAAAACTTTTCTGTCAAGCAATACAGGAAAATTTAAATCTGTATCAACTTCATTTGTTTTTAAATTTATTTTTTCTAAATAAGTACCATCAGCTCTTTTAACTACTAAATAAAAATAATTTTCAATAGCAGAACCATCTAATAATACGTCTGCTGTTGGAAATACATATTTTGACCAACTTCTTTGTAAAGCTTTGTTTTGATTATCAAAATAAAATTTATAAACATGAATTATGTTTCGTTCTCCTGTAGCAAAACCAAAAATAGTATTTTCAGTTGTAGAGCCTCTTAATGAATATAAATTACCTTTAATGTACCTAGGGATGTTTATAGTAGTGTCTAAAGCTTCTTTAGTTTGTAAATCAACTGATAAAAAATATTCTTTTACACCCGCATATTGTCCTCTTTTAAAAGCAAAATAAACGTTTTGTCCTATAGGAATAGGCTGACAAGTGGGATCAATTTCATATTCTGTAGCTTGATTTATTGAAACAGTTTTAGCTGTTAATACTTCTTCAGGTTTTAATAAAAATTGTGTTTGATCTGAAAATAACAATAATTCTTCGTTTAAAGCTACAGCGTATTTTAAATTAGAAACTCTGTTGTGAGAAACTGAAATATCAATTGCATCATCATCTAAAACTGTAGTTACTGTTTCAGGATAAAATGTAAAAAATTCTCCTGCTTTAGAAAATACTACATTTTCATTGGATATAATTCCTAATCTATTTCTATAAAAGAATACGTCTGCAATTTGTTTACCTACAAAACTAGGATCTGGGGATGTTTCACTATCACCGCAAGTTCTTGGATTGTATGTAGGTACTTTATATGTAGTGCCATTTATAACGTAAGATGAACCGTCTGCTTTGGTAAATCTAAAATTACCATCAGCAGTTCTAATAAGTAAATGAGGAAGTGTATTTGAATTTATATTATTATCAATTCCACTTTTAACAGTTTCAACCCAAGCTGTTCCATTCCAATTAACATAATAATTGTCGTATTCACTTCCGTTATCTCCAGCTATTTCAACTGTAAAACCTACAACTCCTTTATATGGTAAATCTGTAAAACTGTTTGTTTTATCTTTAATTAATATTAAACCATCACCTCCTATGCCATCTGATACATCAGCAGTAAATGTTCCTGTATTTTTTACTAAATGTATTATGGATCCATCTCTTGTAATTGAATAACCAGAAAGGCCCGCAGAATTTAAATCATTAAATAGTTCTGTTGCTATATTATCTGTAGTGATGCTTGATGCGTTAGCTGAGTTTGAATTGTCTAAAGTTTCATAACTGGCTTTTTCAACACCATCAATTTTTATTTTATAGCTAGTTTTATATTGACCATTTTTTACATAAAACAAAGCTTCTGAAGGTCTTGCTGCTGTTACGTTTCCAGATTTTAAAACTGTTATGTCTTTGTTAACAACGAACGTGTAATCTGCAACACTGACTAAATTTATATCTAATATTGGACTGGTTGAATTTAAATAAGTTAAAGATGGTGCAATTACAGTTTTTTCAACACCATTTAAATCATAGACTTTAATTCCACCGTTAGTAATTATTACAACATATTGTTCTGTAGAGTCTCTATTAATAATGTGTATTTTACTGTTGGTGTTAGTATCGTTACTTAATTTTGCAATATGTTCTGTTGGTGGTCTTTTTCCTAAACCAAAAACAACATCTGACAAACCATTTTCTTGAATTTCAAATTGATTTGGTAATCTTACTGTGTCAGCTTGTTGAGAAACTCCGTTTAATAAATTTGGAATTGATGATGAGATTAATCGAGCAGCCATTATTCATCGCCATCACTAAAATGAGGTTGATAATTTCCTCTGTCTAAAGTTGAATAAACATCATAATTACCAGTTAAAATGTTATGTCTACCAAGATCACCTTCTGCTTCTGTAAGGTTCATGTAAGCTTGTAATTCATCCATTTCATGAAATTTATGTAGTTCAGCAGAAACTAACATGCGATCTTGAAATATTCTTGCTGCTCTTATTGTTATATAATGACGAGCAACTTCTGGAATGTTTTCAAATTCTAAATACCAAACTATACTTGTTTTTACAGGAGACGTGATTGTAAATGTATTATTATAGCGATCATAAAGTTTTCTATTACGTTCAACATAATTATTTGAACGAGATGAACCTTCAAGTTCAACTCTAAGTGTGTTTGCAGGTAATTCTATGTTGTTAGAATTATTTGGACTAAGTGTATAATTTAAATCTGTATTAAAATACCAGCCTTTGGATTGAACTTCTCTTGAAGTTGCTTCTAAAATGTTAATTGCAATTGAAACATCGTTTGTGGTAGCGGCTGTAATACTAGACACAGGTATTTCCCCTATTGCTGTTAACATTGTGTTAACGGCTTCTAATTTTGATGTTGCTGTTAATGGCATTATTTTTTGTTATTAATTGATTAAGTGAGAGGGGATTTCTCCCCTCCCCTTAATTTACATTACTAGGTTAATTAAGCTGTTTTAATAATTACAGAAGCTTCTGGTCTTAATACACCATGACCTACTGCATATTTAGCAACCATTAATGTACCTTGATGTCTTGCTGAATATTCCATCTCTGTAGACAGATCTAATAATTTCAGAGTCGCGCTGCATGATTTATGCCATACAACTGCTTTATCATTAGTAAAAGTTCCACCTAGATTACCAGCACCACCAACAATAGAACCAGAACCAACACCTGATGAAATTGTACCAGATGGAAGGTTATTAGTTTTTACGATTTGGATGCCAGCAATTTTAAATACATTACCGTCAGCAAAAGAACCTTGACCGCCAAAATCTCTATTGATTGTAGCTGCTGTAGTGTCTTTTATCATGTTGTAATATACTGCTGGAGAAACTGCTGCGAACCTATCTGACTCAGGCACATCATTCTCATCAAGAATTTGTGCTGCTGCGTAAATAGCTTCTGCTGCTTTTTTTCCGTCTGTTAAGAAGTTTGCTTCAGTAACTGATTGACCAGCTGCTTGCGGATCTAATGCAGTTGCTTTTGAAGCATTGTAAACAGTTTGGAAAATGTGTTTGTCCATTTGCACGGCCAAAGCATTACCAAGCTCATTTGCGTATAAACTTCTTACTTGGAAGTGATTTTTAGCTTCATCAATGTTCGCAATAAAAGTGTGAGCCACTAATAAATCTTGAATAGTGATTACTCTTTCATTGTGTTTGATTGCTACACCAGTTAGTTCTGTACCTGCTGTATGATATGCAGCTGTTGTTTTTCCAATTATTGGAAAAGATGCTGACTTACCATTAGAGATAGTTCTAACTTGTGTCTTATCAAGTGCTACGTTTGCTCTTTCAAATGCAGTTAAAATTTCTCCAGAAAATAACTGAAGAAATAAGGCATTTGTAGAGCCAGCGGCAGCAACTTGACCTAAATTTGATACTGTATAATTTGACATTATAAAATATCCTTTCTTTTTTAAGTTAAGTTGTAGTTAAATTAAAAAAGCTAATTTCAATCTAAATTGTCCTCCTCAGAGGGTAAAGCTTACTTTCGCTTTATTCACACAGGACTAACTACTTTGTCCTATTAGAATATCTTTGATCTCGATAATTTATTTTCAACCATGCTTCTAAATGCAGGGTCTGTATTATATTTAGGATTTTTCATATCTTCTTTCATTTGAGCAATACTTTCGTAAGCATCTCCTGAAGATTGAGTTGAAGTTTCTCCTAATCTTAAATTTGGTTCTCTGTTTGCTTGATTATATCTAGCGAACATTCCTTTAATAGTGTAAATGGCAGTCTGATCGTCAGACGCAACTCCATCATTAAATTTTTGAACTTCTGTTTCAGCTAAATTTGAAGCAACCCAGGCAGTCATTTTTTCATAACTGTCCTTACCGCCTGTTTCTTTATAAGCGGTTTCTACAAATCTTTCTGATAAAGCTTTAAGTCCTTCAATATAATTATTTATATAATTTTTTGATAGACCAGCTTTTTCTAATTCAGAAATAGTTTGTTCTGATATATTTCCAGTTTCGTTAAAATCTTTTTCTGCTTGTTCAAAATTAAATAAAGTTTTAACTTCAGCTGGTTTATCAGCTGTTAATTTATTTGTTTGTTTAATATCATTTACTTTTGGTTGACCAAGTTTCTTTTCTAATTCTTGATAAGATTTAATTAAATCTTCTGTGGAATTAAATTTACCAAGTATTTTTTCAACTGGTTTTGGTTCAGTAGCCAATGGGGCAAGCGGTTCCGCATCTGGAGTAGTTAATTGATTAGCTTTATCAATCATCTGCTGTTGGTATTCTTTAGACTCTACTGGTTCTGTTTTTTCTTGAGTATTTAAGGTTACGGTTTCACCCATAATTATCTTTCTCTCTTTCTTTTGTTGTTATTGTTATTGCTGTGGTGTTGTTTCCCCATTTCGAGCCGCAGCGTCTCGTAACATTCCCATTCCTTCTTTAACTACCGATGGTGAATTTTGTTCAATTAAAGCTTGCTGTTGAGCCATAGCTTGTTCTTCTTGTATTTGTTCTTGTGATTTAATTAGTCCATCCATATCAATACCTAAAGATGTACCTACTCTCTTAACGTATTCATCTAAATTTATGTAAGACATAAGTTGATTTTGGAAAGGCATTAATTGTTGAACAAATGTATTTAATCTTTGTAAATCACTTGATCTACCTAACGCTTCTAATCCTGTTACAATTTTAACTTTGATTTGATCTTTTGGAAGCATTGGCAATCTTTTAGCTTTTTCCATTTGGTACATTAATCTATTAATCAAAGGTAATTGTAATTCTTGAGATAATAAAGAATACAGTCCAGATACACTTTCATTTAAATTTTCTGCTAATAATCTAATTTCTGTGGCAGTAACTCTGTCTGCTTGTCTTTGAACTGATTGAACAAGCATAAAAGCCATTTGCAATCTTTCTTCAATCAATTTCATAGTTTGAAATGCAACTTGAAAATCTGCTGATTTTTGCATTTGTAAAGTAGATACATCACTAGCATCTCCTTCTCTAATTGCACCGTTAGGACTTTCAGATAAAGTTTTTAATCTTGTTACTCCGTTTGGTCTTACAAGAAATAATATTTTGGATGCAGCAGCAGAACCTTCAACAACTGCTTTGTATAAAGACTCCAGCGATCGTAAGTCTCCCATGTACTCTTCTATAAATCCTCGGCCCCAATCTTCAGATGTAGTGGTGTAACGTAAAGGTATAAAAGGAGACTTGTCCAATGGATAATTTCCAATAGAACTTGGTATGACTTTGTCATTGACCTCTTGTTGGACAAGCCACCTTTTATTATCTGACCGAGTTATTCTCGTGTAGATTTCTATAGATTTATTTAAATTTTCTTTATTGTATTCAGAATGATTGCATAGATCTAAAATTTCTTTTGATACTGAAGTAGGACTTGCAATATCTTTAGTTATAATTTCTAAAACATTTCCTAAAGTATCTCTTTTAATTACATATTGATCTATATGATATATTTTCATAGTTAGATCAGGAGTAATGTAAATAAGAACATTACCTGCAACAATTAAATGTCTTAATGCTTCATATAATGCTGTGCGGAAGTTATTTACTTCCATTTCATTCATTATAACTCTTTCAATTGATCCCATAGCTTTTTCAAATTCTCCTTGCATGCCTTTTTGGCCTGAAAGTTTAGCTATTGTAAACTCATCAAGAGTTAATCTAAAAAATGATTGATTAGGCGGAAGAAGTGCTAATAATAATTTACTTGCTAAATTATTTGTTCCTCTAGCCCCGATGCCTTGAAACGGGGTGTAAAGTTTTGTAGAGCTGTTATATCCTGCTCTTGTTATTAAACTTGGTATTGTAAATTCGGCTGCGTCTCTTGCTCTGTCTAAATAAGGCAATCTTAATGCTTCTAATTTAAAATAACGAGATTTCGCTGTGTAAGGTTTTTCTTCCATTTATTTTATTTAATTGTTATTTAAGGGATATTGACACCTGATTGTCCGCCATTTAAATTAGATTGATCTAATTCAATTCTCAAAGCACTTTTTCCTCTTCTTTTGGCAACACTTAAAGGTGTTCCAGCAGCTGTTTGAGGTGTTGTAGGTGCTTTTTCCCTTAACGCAGTTGAAGAAGCGTTTACCACCGTTGCTGGCGGAGCGGGAATTGGAGGGGGAGCGGGCATCTTTGGAGAAGATGGCATGCACATTTTATGGTTTTCCTATTGTTGAAGTTGATAATATGTTGTTACTTTGTTCATCTTTTAATTGTTTCAAATATTTAACAACGCTTGATTGACCTGATTTAAACCATATAGTTCGTTCATTATCGTTCAATTCAGGTGATTTATCTGGGAATTTTTGCTCTAAATAATCGAGTAATTCTTGGGTTATAAGCATAAGTTATCCAAGAGAGCAACCTAATAGGCGGGTTTTAAAGATCATAAGTATAATTAATATAAGCAATCTTTAAAATGTTTTTAGTTGGTATTATTATTGCGTTTCCGCAATCTTGTAAGATTATTCTTCCTTCAAATTCGTCAAAACCAAAATCAGAAGT